CTTGATTTTTGTAAGTACATCATTTCCGAAAGCCGTATCAGGGCATTCAAACTCAAAATAGATACCGTCTTCTCTTACTTCAAGCTTCAAAGTACCTTCTCCGTTTCGTGATCTTGCCAGGAAATTGTCTGTAGCATGGTTATATGTCATAAATATATCAGAACGGTTGATTACTTCCTGTGTGATTGCTCCCGGTGCTATAACCTCATACCATCCTATATATCTTGACGTCTCATTATAACGGACAGCATAGCCGCTTATAGTACGGCCTTGCTCCTCATTGTATCTGAATTCAGCTTTTATGCTGCGTATCTCCTTTTCCATTATATTAAGCTTAGTCTATTTTTCCGTCGATTGTCACATTACTCTCATTCATAATAACAGAATCACCGCCTTCTATATCATTAAGATTTAATATGTTTCTTGCCTCATTCGGTGTCATAATATGACCTGATACCAAAGTAGACAGATAATTTGCCTCTGTTGACTTATCTGACTTAAGAAGAACATTTGAATCGAAATTAACATAGTATTTCATACTGTTATTAAGTAACTTACGGTCAAACTCATTCTCTATCATCTCCTTATACGGTAAAAGACAGTGCTGAACGAACTCTATCTGCGCCTGCTCTATACTACCGTATTGTGTATGTGATAAGTCTCCTAACATAATAGGGCTTATATTGAAGAATCTGCAAATCTCATTCAAGTTGAACAATCTTGTCTCAGTCATTTGTGACTCCTCAGCATTACCGGAAACTGCCTGATAATGCATACCGGCTTCTAATACTGCTATACCTGAACCGTCTCCTGTCTGTGACTGGATCCAGGCTGTCTTCATTGATTTACGCTGTTCATCTGTAAGTCTCGGGGCATCAGTAGAAAGAATACCGTTAACCTGACATCCAGAAGAGAAATAGTTCTCTGCTGCCTTCTCTGTGTTCTTGGAAAGATTGATACTCTTATTGGCGAATGAAAGAATACCCCTTCCGTTAACACCGTCAGCAGCATTGATATTCAAGTGAACTACATCTCTCGGTTGTAAATTAATTTTACCAAACTTCTGGATTGTATATGTCAGTTTTTCATTCAACTGGTTAAAGTTAACCTGTATATCATTGTTGCTCACATAACGTAATCTCTTTACTTTGCCTTCATTGTCCCTCTCTATATAAGCATAAGCGTTGCCTCTTAATAACAAATCCATCATCATTGTCTTGATTGTGGTGTATTTTGTCATCAAGGTATCATCAAACATATGATATATAGGATGATCCTCTACTATAAGCTTCTTGTTGTCTTCATTTATATTCACATATATGGGCAATAAAGCCATAGAATTAGATATGATTGAAGTTGCCGAATATATAGCAGATAATGACATAGCGGTAAAGCCGTTCAAATCCATAATCGAACTTGTAAGTGCTAAACCACAAGGACTGGCCTCAACTGTATATAAACTGCGTTTTTCTTTATGTCTTAAAAAACTCATTTGTGCTTTTCGTAGTATATATAATAATATAGTAAACAAAATTCATACGAATTTTGTGGTCATTGTATAATATAGTAAACTTGAAAATATAGTATTTTACAATAAAAAAAGAGGAACCAAACGGCTCCTCTTAGTCTTATAAGGCATATATTTGCGGCACGTAATTATTATTCTCCATATATCCTCCAAGTGCTTCAACCATTGATATAATAGGATCGATCTTTTTTGATTGAATTCCTCCCATCTTCATAGGCTTGACATTCTCATTGTGATCAGATTTTAATTGTACATTACCAAAACACCAATGAACTAAACTGTTTTTGTCTATAATTACTTGTCCGCTTTTTATAAGTATCTCAAATTGTTTAGTAGGTCCGTTAAAATGTAGCAGGCCTTGTGAGAACTGATTCATCGGAAGTCCTGCAGCTTCGGCCGATATCTGGTATTGTGTACTGTTATATGGATCAAGATATATGCCCTCACAATATGAGTAATTTAAAGTATCGATTTGATCAGTCAATATATAATCATAATCAATTACATTACCAGGTGTGACTGTTGCTTCTTTTTGTCTTACCCATCTTGCATAAAGCTCATGATTTACAGAATTTTCCATAGCATCTTGTGGTATATAGACAAATGATTTAAATATATATTTGTCCGGGTAATAGGTCCTATTTTTGTTTGGGATCCACATAATTGACCAGCTCGTAAAATCTGATACAGAACTCAAATCCACACCTACCCAGCAGCGTTCTCCTTTTAACTTATTCATATCTACTTTCTTATATGAATCAATCAAGAACCTGTCTTGAATCCATACATCTGAACTTTGTACAAATAAATTAAAATTTTTTATCTTAACACCTGGTTCTAGTGCTGCATTATTGATTGCTGACTTTACTTCTGTTGCTAAATTCTTCTTGATTACGGTATATCCCAATGACGGATTAGATTTCTCCCATACAGCAGGATCTTTCCAATCATCATCTTCATCAAGTTCATATAATGCCATGAAATATTTATCATCTTCTACTAAACCGTCTAATACAGTCAAACAATATTGTCTTGTATCATATAAGAAGTAACCACTACCAAGTACACCGGCAGTGGTAATCATAATTGCTAACGGCTCTGGTCTTGCCTGTTGACTTGAACGGAGTACATCATATAAAGCACTTGTCTTTTGCATATGTACCTCATCCATTATAAACACACTATAGTTTGCACCGTCCAATGACTCAACATCTGATGATTTACAAAATATCTTACTGTCATTATGCGGTATTCTTATTTCGGAACGATATCTTTTGAAAATTTTGCCTTTTGGATCAATAGAACGTGCATACTTGCTAGCCATGTTAAACATTATATTCGATTGTGCCGACGAATTTGCAAAACACCCCGCTTGGCCTCCATAAGTCCCGTCACATAACGAACAAGTTAATAATATAGCGCTACACAGTGAACTTTTTCCATTTTTTCTTGCACAGAAGATAAGTGCCTTATCCGTTACACGTAATTTTGAATCTGTATATTTCCACGCAAAAATTCCAGCATAAACCCATTGCTGCCATGGCAATAATTTAAATTGTGTTCCAGCTGCAGGTCCCTCCCAGTGACGAAGACGTTCTGTAAATCTTATTTTTCTATCAAGGTCTTCATAATCAAAAAAATAATCGTCGCGCTCAAACCAGGATAAATAACGCTTACATGCTTGTCTTATGCGTTTACAAGCAACTATACGTCCCTCTGTTACATCTATAGCATATTTGTTATATATCTTAGTTTTGTCTAAAAACGAACTCATTTTTTAGGTTTCCGCCCTCTTTGATATCCGAGATCGATATATTTTTGTAGTTCATCTGGATTTATAAATTTTTCGACATTATTATTATTAATCCATATTTTACCCTTTGCAGCATCTGATATTTTCTGCTTCGCTTCCACTGTATGTTTTATACCTTTACGTGCTTCTGATAATTTTCTTTTATGATCTTCCGTTAAATGTTTTCCTTTACTCCATATAGATATACCCTTATGAGATTCGGATAATTTCTTTTTAGTTTCTTCTGATACATAATGTCCCTTTAGTGATTCAGACATTTTCTTCTTTGTCTCTTTTGTTACTATATGACCTTTAAGGGCTTTTGATATTGATTTAGACATTTTTTCTCGTATTTCTAAATTTGTATGATTACCTGCATGATTCTTATTATATCCATTATCTATTGCATCATATAAACAAATGAAATATAACTCTCGTTCTTTTACATTAGTATCAGAAATATTATCTTCTAATATATTTATTATCCAATTTTCTGGATGCTGATTAAAATCTATATGCCATCCTGTATTGTCTTTTTTATGTTCTTTTATTCTACGTTCAAAATTACATGTCGACCCGATATAACATTTATCTTCTACCTTGTTATAAATCTGATATACACAGTATGTTCTTTCTTTCATTTTAATATTTGTTTAGTTAATATTAAGCAGTTAACATTTCTATCAACTTATCACTGTCCTCAGTATTATCAGATCGCATCATTCTTTCTATCCTGGTCTTGCTTGCACGTGTAATTCCTGCCTCTTTCATAAGCTCTAATATACGTGAATGCGTACGTTGCAGGATATCTAAAATCGGATTAGGTTTAGGTCCTTTCTGTGTAGTCATTACTAAATCTTCTTTATATACTCTGTCAAGTGCCTTGAAATATATACGTAATTGTGTATTTAATAAATCGAGGTTAGTTTTCATATAGTCAGGTAAACTACCATTCAATCCTATAATGATATTCTCCAAAAACTCAATCACTCTTGGATCACTATCACTGTAAATTGTTTTTATGTCGTCTTTCTGTATCATAAGTATAAAAATGACAAAATCATAGCACCTTATTTATCTGGTGTTATGAATCTTTGTTGTCTGTATTTATCGTCTTCTAAATCTGAAACTATAAATAATACTGATATCCTCGGTTCTGTCTCTAACAATACTTTGAAAACCTGCTCTACGGCGTCTATTATCAGCTTTGTATGAAACTCGTTTACGTTACACTCACACGCGAATGAATAATTTGGTAATTCATAACTGAAAGAACATTTTGAGAAATACCTGTTCGGTCTACCTGTCATCATATCGACTGCTGTATCGAAGAACATCTTTGTTGTATATGTGTACCTACATTCGGATCCGCCTATTATATAAATTTCAAATTTATTTTTCTTTTCGTCTCTTCGTTGCATCTATAAGATTATAGCATTTATTTATTATCGCCTCTATGCTTAATCTTCTTGTATGGACTTGCCCATAATTATTTAAAGTCCGGGTATATGTGAGAATTATATTAGCTAATATATAAATAATATAGTAAACATTAAGATTATATTTCAAATAATATAATGTTAAAACATCATATGTTGTTAATATTCATTTATTAATATTATTCAAAAATAGTCATAGGGTGTTTTTGATTCATCAAAAATAACCAAATTGAAATTTTTATACCAATTTTTTTACAAACTGAACAAAATAGTTACAAAAAATAACCAATTTGAAAAATAGCAGACGTGTCACGAAAGG